GCGTAAGCGACTCGATGACGCCCTTATACATCCGTGGTGCCGTAGCCACATAGTTGGGCAGCGCATGCTGGCTGGCCGACTTGGGGCGCACCATATTCTCCGCCACCTCCCACTTGAGCAAGATATTGGTGCCCATAACCATGACGCCGTCGTACCATACGTCGATGGTCTTCTCGACCTTCTCGTAGTTGCCCTCCTCCATCATCTCTTCGGGAGGGTTGAACTGGTCGTCCTTTTCTATTACGCGGGCTCCGTCGCCCTCGAGAATCTTCTTCTTATAGACAATCTTCTTGGTCGTCTTATAGTTGAAGTACATCAACGTAGCGGTATCGCGGTAGAAGATGTCGTTCTCGTAGAACTGAGCTACGTTGTAGTAGTCGTACCAGCTCTGGCTGTACTTGCTAATCTCCTCCAAGTCCTCGTTGGTGAGGCTCGGGTCAATCTTCATGAGCTCCGTGATGGGGAGCGTCTTAATCTCGCCCCAGTAGAAGCAGTCCTTGAAGTATGGGTCCTCGGTGTAGCTGTACACCACATTGGCAGGGTCTACATACGAGACCTGTACTCCCGCGCCGGGCAAGAACTCGTGCTTAGCGACGCTGAGGCCCAATACCGTTAGGTCGTAGTCCATGCGCTTGCGCAGGTCGGTATAGTGGTTTTCCTCAAGGATGGTGTTGATAGCCTCCTCCTCAGCAATCTCGATAGCAGGCTTGTAGTTGAGCTGCATATAGACCTTGAGCTCCTCGTCGTTATTGGGGAGGTCGCCGGGGTCCATGGTGAACGGGTCTACGCCCGTCTTCTGCTGTATGATTTCCAGAACGGGCTTGGCCACCATCTGCCCCTCAATCATATCCTGATACTTGCTTCGCTTGGCCTGCGAAAGGGCGTCTTGGGCATACGCCTTGACCTTGAAGACGCGCTCGGACATACCGTTGACTACGATATCCACGAACTTAGGGAGGATAGGAACCGGAGTCCAGTCCAGATTGAGGTACGAGAGGTCGCCGTCGATAGCGAGCTCGTTCTTATACTTGGCTATGCTTTGCTCGCCACGGGCGTAGAGGCGCAGGCGGTTGAACTCGCGCCACTGGTTGTAGAAACGGCACTGGTTGCCATCCTTCTTAAACCACTCGTATTGAATGGCCTGACCAATCATTAGGCCATACTCATCCGTGGCTTTCTCGGCGTCAGAAACGAACTGACTCGGAAACCCTGCGGTAGAGATGTTGATTTTGACATCCTTCATTTATCTCTTGAGCTCGCTCCTAAAACCCTTATTGGTATACCTAGGCAAGGTAATGCTTATTGAACTCTTCTTTTGTTCAGGCATATACAGGTGCTTTTGGTTGGCCATAACGGCGAGGCCACTGCTGATAGTAGCGTCGAAAGCAGTCCTATTGCTAATATCAAACCGGGCCCAGTCCTCGAGAGTACGCACGAAAGGCATCTCCCCTATCTCCCCGTTTTCGCGGAAGGTGCCGTCCATATCTATGCCCACATGCTTCTCTATGTAGCTCTCTATAGCTGCGGCATGGGCCTGCTTAACGTCCTCGCTACTGTTGGGTATCCCGCCCAGCTCGCGCTCCGTCTTAGAGAGCTTGTTGAGGTGCTTGTCCGGGCGGTTCATGCAGAAGCCCCGGTACCCACGGTTCTTGAAGTGGTAGAGTAGGCGCGGTTTATTGTTCTCGATAAGGATGGGCATACCGTAGAAGACGCACGCCATGAGCACCTCCTCGAAAAATATCTCTGCCGTCTGTGGCCTAGCGACATACTCCAAGAAGAACTGGTTGGTGGGGGCGTCGTCCATATGGAACTTGGTCATTCCGTGCAAAGCGCCGTTAGAACCACCGCCACCAACAGTGCCGCTAATATCGTAGGAGTCACATCCAAAAGAACCAAGGTGCTCATTGCCGGGGAACTTGATGCCGCGCTTCTCCACCCACCGGTTCTGTAGCCCCGCCTTTGGGAACCAAGAGATATTAAAGCGACCGCGCTTGTCAGGTCTAAAGATGACACGCGAATCTTTAATACCGTTTTCCCAACTGAAAGACCCGCGCGTGAGGTAGTGCTCCTTGACCAAGCTATCGGCGTAGTCTATCTGCTGGTAGATTTTGGTGAGGTTGAAGAGGCTCTGCTTGCTTTCGTCGCGGAAGGCATGCGACTCGGTACGCGGAAACTGTCGGTAGAACTCGTTGAGCGCATCGGGGTCGCTCTTCATGCTCTCTACCTCCGCCTCCCAGTAGTCGATAGCGCCGCCCTTAATCATCTCGCCATCGACGCCCTTGACGGGCTTCTCCGGGGCGTAGAAGACGGGGTGGCCGTACTGGTCTATGAAGCCTTCCATATTGTACTCCATGGGGATGAACAGGGAATACATGCCGCTCTTGGTCTGGCCGTTGGCGTTGCGCGTAGCGGGGTCGGAATCCTCGTACAGCTTCTTGAAGTTGGAGCCACCCTTGGCAAGCGCGTTGGACGTAGAACCCATGAGGCACTTGCCGATAATCTTACTTCCCAAGCGCAGGCACGTCTTGGTTACCCTCCAGTTGTTAAGGATATTGTTGGGTTTTATCCACTTCCCGCTCTCGTCATGGACCAGTAGGAGGAGTTTCTCTCCGTCGTAGGAGTTGTCGTCGGTATTCTTCCAGTCTATGGTTGTATCGAGGCCGAGAATCTCTTCCGCCTCGATATCGTACATATTCTTCTTAGTAATCTTAGACGCCGGAACACGGAAAGCCAGCTCCGTCTTAGGCTTGTCCATACCGTCCTGTATAGGCTTGAAGAAAAACGGAAGTCGGTTGGCGATAGGTACCACCTTATCGGTGAACATCTTCTTTGCATCCGAGCCCGTCTTCGAGAGTATCCCAACGCGTGAGTCTTTAGCCAGCGTGCCCGTATTTACGCACTCCGAAGAGCCCATGAAGGAGAACCCCGAGCGGCGAATCTTGAGGTACGCCATACCGAAGCTGCGGGAATCGGCGCGGCACGCCTCCCAGAAGATAAAGAAAATCCTATTGGCCTCGCGGAAGTCGGGGTAGCCAACATCGATACTCGTCCACTGCAAATACATATAGTGGGCGCCGGTCATATATGTCGGCTTGCCGTTATTCAAGAACCAGTATCCGTCCTCGCGGCGGTCGAACTCCGCCTCGATATAGTCCACCCAGTTGGCCTTGAACGTATTGTGCATATCGTTCCACTGGAATATGCTCTGTATGCGGCTCAGGGCCTTAGGCAGCTCCTCGCGCACCCACCGGTCCTTGCCCTCAGGTAGGTCTTTGGGGGCGGGAGGAAGCGCGATATACAGCCCGTTGATATTGATGACGTCGCCTATCTGCCCCGACTTGGAGATAACGACCATATCGTACTTCTCGTTATATCCGTAGTACCACGTCTTAGCGCGGTTCTTATTGGATACGACAGCCTTGGGGATATGCCCCACGGCGGTGGTATACAGACTACCTAGACCTTCGCTCTGCAAAACCCACTTTACTATCGGTGCGACTTGGCGTCTGTGCCAAAGCTTCTTCCTCGGAATCTATGCGGTTGAGAATCTCCAGCGCATCGAAGATGGCCAGCTTCTTTGTCGCCGCTGCGTTCTTTAGCCTGTCGGCAGCGAGGTCGTCGTCTTCGCCGGGCTTGAGGATATCCTCCTGCGCCACCTTGATGAGCTGCTCCACAGCGATACGCCCCGCCGCGATAATGCGCTCCTTCAGTTGCTTTGAATCTTGCATGTTATCTGGTGGTCAAACATCCTATACAGCTTCTTCCCATCGACCTCGAACTCGTACTCGCTATCGGGGCGGAACGTAACCTCATCGCCAGCGCCTACGCCCTGAGACATAAGATAGTCATTAGGATATCGCATAACGCCCATGAGCGGCTCCTCCGTCAGGGGCTTGAATATCGTAGACTCCTTGGTCGGAATGGGCTCAACAAAGCAGTACCTCCCGTGGGGGCGCCACGCAGAATCTGGGGAGCGCGACATATAGAACTGCTCGAAATCGACAAGGAAGAGGTCGTCCTTGAGGAAGCTGCGCCCGCTTTGGCGGCGGCCCTTCATGTCGTTGTAGAACTTGAATACGTTATGGTGGACCAGTAGGGTGTCCCCAACGGCGATAGGCCCGTCATACCCCACCGGAAGGGCTACGACCACGCCCTCGCGGTTGGCGAAGCGGTGGTCTTCCTCGCTCGTACTTACGATGAGGTCTCCCTTGGTGTTGTTGTATCTGTGGCCCCGGACTATAAACTGGTTGACGGCTCTCAAAAGTTGATATTGTATTCTATTGAAGTGGGCATAGAGGCATTGAACTCCTTCCATAGGACAACCACATCCCCCTTTTCAATATATATGAGGATACCCCCCGTATCCTCGTTGTATTTTATTAGGTGAACGAAGTGGGAGTTGCCGAGTACGGCCTGCCCCACCACGTAACACATGGAGTCCTTATAGTCGGGACCCACGCAAATTTTGCGGATATCTCTCACAGTGTAACAATACGGTACATGACCTGCATAAAACAAGTGCTGTTTCCGTTTGTCGTGGCGGGAGGGTTGTCGGTGTAAATAGAAAGCGCAGTGTTTTCAGATATCCGAGCGTTGTCTACAGTCTGCTGATTAAGACAGAAATATCCGGGGCCATTGGCGTTAATAGAACCCGCGTTAATTGTAAACTGCCCCTCTTCAGAAACACCCGTGTAAGTACCTAGCTTAATAGGGTCTGGGAAGTCGTACTGAACGCTATTGAAATCCAAACGCAAAGCAGCAGAAATAACCTGAATGCTACGCAACAAGCCCGGAGCCGCAACGATTTGCACGGGCGTGGTATCTAGCGTTAGAATTTGAGCAGGCGTCAATGATACCTGAACCTTAAACACAAGGTCTTCCCAAGTAGGACTCAACCCGCCGTTAGACACCAAGGTCTGCCCCTGACTACCATTGCTTCCACCCGTAGTAAAGGTTCCCGACGAAAGAATAATGCCCCCTGAAGATTGAAGCACATTGCTAACAATCAAAGAGGAAGAGGTGATGGTGGGGGAGGTAAGGGTGGTAGAGGTAATGTCTCCCGTAAGGTTGATATCCTCGGTAGCGGTATCGCCAGCCGTGAGTACCGCCTGAAGGTCGGGGATGGTGCCCGCTCCACTGGCCAAATCCACGATACCCCCAATCGTAAACTGCTTGGTTGCGTCACTGTCTTCAGAGTCGGTACCGATAACGGTATCGCCAGCTACCGGAGAGGTCTTCTCCGGGTAGCTCGTTATGTTCCCAATCTTAGCCATCTTACTTCTTGCGGCGGTCGCCAGTAATAGCAGTAATAAGGATATCGAGATAGCCAAATACAGCATTGTCGGATTCCGTGGGAGTGAGGTTCACGATGACCTTGATGAGCGCCATGACAGCTACAACGAGGGGAATCCAGTTTTCTGTGATGAAATCAACCATGGAACCAAGTTACACAATTCAGTACAACCAAGCGACGCTGCCCGACTTGCTCGGGTCGCAGTCGACGTGGATGAAGTTCTGGCCTATACCTATGCGGTTGAAGCCGGCCTCGAGGAGGCCCTTCAAAATCAGGAACCGGCGGTTGGAACTGTCGGCACGCACGTCACTGGCCCAGCCCGTGAGGTGGCTGCTTCCCGGGACGCCCCCCACAGCAGCATTGTGCTCAGGCGTCCGAAAGCCGGAGTTGATGACATAGGGCACATTGCTGTACCCACGAGCCAAATCCAGCTTATCCAAAAACTCCTGTTGCATCTCATGGCCGGAGCCGGGGAGGTCGGGGGAGTCGAACTCGGAGTAGGTGAAGTACTTCAATTGATGCCTTTCTGTGCCAGCAAGAGCTTAATCTCCTCTACGGAGGTGACAAGCTTCTCGAGCATATTCATAACGGTAGCTTCCTGCCTCTCTAGCATCGCGATGCGGCCTTTTAATTTCCCCACCTCGGTAAGCATCTTGAAGTACACGCCTATCAGCGCCCCCGCGAGCGTGAGGATTTCGAATATGGTAATGGTGTCGCCCATGCTACATCCGCGTTCTTTTCGTACTCAGGCACCCTACACACCCGAGTGTAGGAATTGTGCCGAGGCGCATGGTAAATATACTGAAGCTCCATTTTACAGCGGGTCGTCGGGGAGCCATCCCAAAGCCTCGGCCTCGGCCTGAGTGAGCTGTGTGGACGTGGATGGGATGAGCTGCCCGAACGGTACCGACCCGCCCTTGTTGGCGTCGATATACAGCACCAGCCCATCCTTCTCCGCTTGCGGAACTTCGGGGAGCAGAGCGAGCAGCTCGGTCAGGTCGACCAAGGGATTGATGTATATCTCCTCGGTGGTGTCGCCAACGATGGCCACCTGTTCGGTATCGGGGTGGGTGATTTGCGGATACTTGTACTTGGTGTCCTGCGGCAGTTGCAGGGAGGCCGGACGGAGCAACGCCCACACCTCGGCGTTTATGGCCGTGGCCCGCTCGCCTGAGGTCATGCCGGGAATCGTAGCTTCGACGGGGAGGTATACGGTAGCCATTTAGTAAATCTGAAAATATCCGTTCAAATTATCCTCGATGCCGGTGCGGTTGCTCTCTTGGTCCGAGGGCCAATGAATCAACTCTTGGAACGTTCCTGTGTGGCGATTGGTCGCGTTTGATTTTTGACCAATAAAGGCGTTGGTGCTGGACGAAGACATGGTTCCCGTGTAAGTACCTGAAGTGACGACGCTACTGCCGTCCTCGTAAAGGGTGTAATCCGTTGGAGTTACTTCTCCACTGATTAATTTTTGACCGATGAATGTTTGATTGTATATAATCTGAATAGGTGTTAACTGCCACGCAATAAATTCATTTTTGGTAGCACCATAAAGCATCGAAAATATGCTCGCGTTGCTGGTCCAGTAGTAGGAACCCCCGGTATCTCGTGCCAAAACCATTGAGGCAAACATTTGTCCGTTGCTCCATTGGGTACTTGGTACGTCAAAGAAATCGTCGGACCCGTCGAAATCAAGCGCCGGCTTTTCCTTGCCTGCCGCTCCTTCTTCAATGATTCCCGTGACGCTGTCGTAAATTTTGGGCTGGCTTGTTGAGGTGGCCTGCCCTGCGTCGAGTGCATTGCCCGACTGGTCGTACCAATAGCGGACGAAGCCGTTGTTCGCTCCGCAATGGGACGCGATGGCTGCCGTATCTAGGTTGCCACTACCGTCGAATCCGATATCCGTCTCTGTGTTACCCCCGTCTTCTCGGACGCGCATGGCATCCCCTGTATAGGCAGTCCGCAACAGGCGCACGGAATAGGCTGCCGCCGCGGTGGTGTACTGGTCCAGCGGTGGCGGCACCGGCGCCAACGGCCCTTTCAATCCATCTATTTCAGCAACACTAGCCATGTCTTAGGGTTCTATAGGGTCTGGGAACCACCCAAGGGCCTCGGCTTCGACCTCGGTGAGCTGGGTGGACGTGGACGGGATAAGCTGCCCAAAGGGTACCGACCCGCCCTTGTTGGCGTCGATGAACATGACAAGCCCGTCCTTCTCCGCTTGGGGTACTTCCGGGAGTAGGGCAAGGAGCTCGGTCAAATCGACCGCCTCGTTGATATACACCTGCTCGGTCGTGTCGCCAACGATAGCCACCTCACCCGTAACGGGGTGGGTGATGCGGGGATAGTAGTATTTGGTGATATCCTGCGGCGATTGCAGGGAGGCCGGGCGCCGGAGGCACCACACCTGCGCGTCGATAGCTTCGGCGCGTTCTGCGGAGGTCATGCCCAGTTGGGGCTCGACGGGGAGGTATACGGTAGCCATTTAGTAAATCCCAAAAAATCCGTTTATATCTGTCTCGATGCCGGTGCGGTTGTTTGTGGGGCTGGTTTGGTCCGCGTTCCACATGATAACCTCCTGAATATTTCCATCCAAAAAGTCAAGGGCGTTTGTATTGTTCATTCCAATATTGATGGCCGATTGTGCCGCAAACGTATTTGCGTTGCCTGTCGTTGCTGTAGCTCCATCGATGCCAATTTGTGAACTTGTCCCATTGTAGAGGGAAAAGTATAGGGCCTGTGTTGTTGTTGTCGAGGACGTCGACGCTAAGAACGCGCCCGCCCAGATAGACGGCTTATTGGTAAAACTACCGCGCAACGCGAGCAGGTTTCTCTGGGTTGCACCGTTATCATAGACGTATTGACGAGAGCCGCTCCCGCCTGTGTTGACGTTTGTTTGAGCTACGGCGACGGCAGTATTGGGTTGAAGAAAATTAATGCCGGCATCCACAACAGTCAGACCCGTGGCCGTGCCATCAAACGCCAAGGCCGGCTTGCCGTTGTCGAGCATGAGGTCGGTAGGTGAGGCCGAATCAAATATTTGCGGCTGGCTTCCGTACGTGGTTTGCTCGACATGATATCCGCTCCCGCTTTGGTCCTTCCACTCGACCGTAAATCCATCCGCCACAACGGTAAGGCTGTCGGCGTCGGTGTACCCGGTAGCGTTTAGGAACTGTCCGAGGTTGGTGGCGTTGGAGGTCGCGCTGAAGTTGCTGACCGCAGAGTCGAGGGAGATGGTCGGACTGGACAACGTTGTGTCGAAAGCTACGTCCGCCTCGTCATCGTCGCCCGTGCCTCCTGCCGTGTCCCTACGGACGCGCATGGCAATAGTTACTCCGGTTTTCAACTGCCTGACAGAATAGGCGGCGTACGCATCTGTGTAGACGTCCAGAATAAACGCCCCCGGCACTGACACCCCGTCAATGGTGGAGATGCTGGCCTTCGCCAATCCGTCCACCTTCGAGACGCTCCCAATAGCGAGGGCGTTGATCTTGCTTATATCAGGCAATTTCTATCCAGTCTTGAGAAGGAGTGAAAAGGACCTTGGCGAGGGTGCCCTCGATACCAATCTGGTGAGCTACAACGCGAGAGTATTCGTTAGAAGTGCTAGGCTGGGTGGCCGTAAGCTGGCCCGCCGTACCGGTAGTGACGAACAAGATGTTGCCCGCCGAACCCGGGTTGTGGTCCAAAACGCCGATGCCCTGAATGAGCATCCCGTCGGTAGCCGGCGTAGCGCCTAAAGCCATAGCAAGCAAGCCCTTGGTAGTATTCTCCCCGCCGACACTAGCGTCGACAGCGACCCAAGCGCCGCTAAAGAACGTGTACACCTTGCCCGCCGTAGTGCCCCCCGTACCGAAATAGACCACCGTACCCTCGGCGTCTCCGGCGGTGGATAGAGTAGCAGTGCCGGCGTTGAAGTTTATCTCTTGGCCCGCGACGTTGGCGGTGACAGTGCCCGAGAAAGACAACTGCCCCGAAGCGTCGGTGACCATAGGCTGGTTGGCGACAGTGCCGTCAGC